CAGGCCACGCTGGATCGCCTCGTTGACGACGCCGGCGCGGTTGGCCTCGTGCTGATAGTCCTCGTCGGTCCACCGTGCGGCGAGCACGACGAACTCCTTGACGAACCGCGTGCCCTCGGACCCGTCCGGGGATCGCTCGTCGACTTCGACCTCGGGCTCGCCGGCCTTGGCCGGGTGCTGCCTGGTGCGGCTGCTCGCGGTCTTCTTGGCTGCTGCCATGGCTCACCTCCCTGGTTGTCCGCCGCGCCGCCCGGAGCCGTCGGGCGGTGCGGGAATTGAAGGGATGGTCAGCCGACGAGGATGGATGCGCCGTTGGGGTGGCCGTAGGCCCAGCCGCGGCGGGCGCGCATCTTGAGGATCGACTCGTCGGTCAGCGCGCTGAGGCCGTCGCGTCCGTCGATGAACACCGACTCGGGGCCGGAGCGGACGCCGAGGAGCATCAGCTCGGGGTTGACGAACGCCATGAGCGCGCGCCCGGTGGGGGTCGACGTCGCGGTGGCGGTGAGCTTCGCGCCGAGGCTCCAGCGGACGTTGACGCCGAAGACGGTGTCGGGGGTCCCGGACAGGCCCTCGATGAAGATGGGCCGGTTCTGGGTGTCGAGGACACCACGCAGCGACTTGCGGAACGCGGGGTGCGCGATGGCGACCATGGAGCCCGGGTCGAAGTAGTCGCCGGACTCGACGTTGCCGATCGCGGTGGAGAACTCCGAGTAGCTCGGGGCGCCGGAGGATGCGGCGGTGGTGATGTTCGCGCCGCCGGTGTAACTGAGGGTGGCGTCGGTGGTGTTCAGCAGCTGGTACAGCGACGTGAACGGAACCGTGGTGCCGTTGCTGGCCGCGCTGACGGCGAGGCTGGCGTTGTCGATCAGCTTGGCGTAGGACTTACCCCAGCCGATCATCTTCGCTTCGATGATGTTCGCGACGGAGTCGTCGATGTCCTCTTCGGCGATACGCGCGGCCTTGCCGAACTTGATCGCAGAGAGCAGGACTTCGTCATTGAGGGAGGTGTCCTCGCCGTAGGTGCCGCCCTTGGCGACGACCGCGACGTCCATGCCCGCGGTGCGGGGGACGTGCTTGGTGTCGGAGCCCATGGGAATGCGGGCGGCGAGCGACTCAACGGCGGAGATCTGGGTGATGGACTGGACTACGCGGCTGGTCTCCCACTCTTCTGGGATCCATGCCTCGAGCGTATTGCGCGCCATTGTGGCCCTCCTGCGGGCGGCGTGATGGGGAAGCTGTTGGGCTCGGGCCCCATCACGGGCGCCTTCGCAAAGCAGGGCGGCGGCCTGCTCCGATCACCGGAACAATTCACCTGGTGCTGAATATACCTCTTGGGGTCAAGCCCTGCCCAGGAGCCGAGCGGCGTGCTGCTCGGCCGTCGACTTCGGCTTCTCCGGGGCCGCCTGGCGCGGCGCACCGGTAGGCCGGACCTTCGGCTTCCTGGCGGGCGCCGAGAACAACTCCGGGTAGTCGCGGCGCAGATCGTCTATCGCGGCCTCCAGGCCGGACACAGATCCGTCGTCGCCGACGTCGAGGCCGTCCATGTCGACGAGCTTCAGCAGCCGGGACAAGCGCGACTCGCCCTTCTCGCGGGCCGCGTCCGATTCGGGTTCCTTCTCGTCCTGCAGGAACGCGAGCGCCCCCGCTTCGACGAGCGCAGACCGGGCGGCGGTGCGCACCAGCGGCTGCCGGTACCGCTTCTCGCCGTCCTCGCGGGCCTCACGCAGCGCCTTCTCGTGGTCGGACTCGTTGGCGCGACCCTGCTCTTCCAGCTCCTTGTTGCGGAGCCGGTGCCGCTTGGCGTCGTCGTTGGCCTTCTTCAACGCCGCCTGCGTGCGTGCCCACTCCGACTTGGACGGCGGCGCATAGTCGTCGTCGCCGGGCTTCGGATCGTCCTTCTTCGCGGGCGGCTTCGGCTTCGGCGCCTCGTCCGGCTCGGTGTCGGCTTCGACGTCCACTTCAGCGTCCGGCTCTTCGTCGACTTCGACGTCGATGTCGGGCTCGTCGGTGGCGGGGTCGGTCTGGATGCCCATCGTGTTCTCCCATCGCGGGGTTGGCGGCGGCCCGTCGCGGGCGCCGTGGTCATGCGGCTGCCTCAGGCCCCGACGGGCTCGTAGGTAGCCGCGAAAATGTCAGGCTTGCAGGGGTAGAACTCGCCCTGGACTCCTCGGATGATCCAATCGCCGTCGACAGCGCGGAGCTCGCCTTCGAGGGTGTGGATGTAAAAGACGTCTTGCGCGCCGTTCCTCGGGTGCGTCTCGGCGCGGAATGCGCCGCCGCCGTCGGTGATGAACTGCGCCACCTGGACGCTGTTGCCTCCGGTGAACTGGACGGCGTCAATCTCCACAGGCTTCTTCCGGAACTTGGGCACAGATGACTCCTCGAGTTAGGCGGCGGCCGGGAAACGGCCGGTCCGCAGCGCAGCGCGGGCGCGGGCTTCGACGGCGGGCAGCAGGTCGGGTTCGGTGCGCAGGAGTTCCCGCGCGGCGCGCAGCCGCGCGGCGCGGGACTCGGAGGGGCGTGCGGTGCCGTAGCCGAGGGACCGGTGCGCCTCCCGCTGCAACGCCAGCGGAAACGGCACACCGGACGTCGTCCAGGCGTCGTCCCAGGGGACGGTGCGGCAGCGACAGTGCGCATGCAGGGGCGGCCCGTCAATTCCCTCGGCGCCGATGCGACGCTGCCGGGGATCCCACGACAGACCGCCCGGGAAAGGTTCGTCGACGGGGGCAGTGCGGCCGGTGTAGGCGAGGCAGCGCACGCACGCGTCTGCCTCCGACACCCACAGCCTGACCTTCGCCGACGCCCGGATCACAGCATCCAGGCCCTCGTTCACAGCGGTGTTGACGACCCAGGCGACATGCGCACGGATCGCGGAGAAAGTGGCGTGGCCGGCGCCGATCCCGGTCAGCAGGTGCGACCAGCGCGACACCCGGTCCGGGAGCAGCAGCTGCAGGGCGCGGTCGCGGCGCTGGGTGATGAGGTCGCCAATGCGGCTGGCTTCGCTGCGGGCCGCCCGGCTCAGCCGCGGCCGGACTGGCGCACGGCGGCGGCGCCCTGTAGCGGCGCGCAGGAACTCGCCGCCCTGCGCTATCCCCAGGGTCAGCGCCTCGCCGAGGCTGTCCCCGAGTGCCGTGTCGGCTCGCGGGATGACGCCGTCGAGGATGCGGCGCACGGCGGCCCGCACTGCGGCCAGGATGCGGCGCAGCACGCCCCCGGGTACGGCGGGCTCGTCGGGGCCGCCGAAGGCGCGGGTCCAGGCGGCCAGGGTGCGGCGGATCAGCTGGGCAAACAGGGATTCGCTGTCACCCAGCGCCTCCCCCACGATGCGGCCTTCGAGGTCGATGACCTGACCGGTGTGCTCGTCCTGCACGAGGCGGGCCAAGTGCTCGCTGCGGTACGGCATCAGCCCTCCTCCTGCGCCTGTGCGAGGAGTTCGAGGTCGTCGATCGTCCCGGACAGCAGTGCGGTCACCTGCTCGCTGCTGATGACGCCGAGCGCGGTGGCTGCGCCCAGCTTCTGCGCGGAGTCCGCAAGGCTGGCGAGGACGTCGACGCGGCGCTGCAGCTCGGAGTCGTCGACGCCGGTCAGCCACTCGTCGACCTGCTCCGCCCGGTATCCGGCTTCCATGAGGGCCTGCTTGCGCGGTACACCGGCCCGGATCTTCTCGTTGACGGTCTGCCAGCCCTGCGCGTCCGTGACGCTCTTGGCGGGCACCCAGTCCACGGACAGGATCGGGTCGATGACTCCGAGGCGGCGCAGGGCGAAGGTGAACGCCTCGTGCGTAGCGGCCCCGTAGGACGTCTGCCGGATCTCGACCTTGCTGATGAAGGGGCCGTCTTCCTCCTGGTAGGAGACCCCGGAGCGTTGACGGCTCGACTGCGGGTCGAACATTCGCAGCGGCGTGTCGGTGATCTGCGCCATCGCGCGGATGTTGAAGTTGATCGGCTCCAGGAACACGCCAGGCTGCGCCGCATCGAACTGGCCGACGGCCTTGAACCCGCGCAGCAGCATCATCTCGCCGGGGCCCGCCTTGAGGGAGCTGTCGTCGCCGGAGTCTTTCGGGCCGACGCCCTTCTCCGGGAGGGGCCAGTCGTTGTCGTTGAAGTCGCCAGGCTCCAGGTCGGATGTGTCGGTGTTGGCGGCCTCGGTGAGGGCGTAGCGCTGCGGGAACCCTTGGTAGTCGACGGTGCCCATGTGGGTTTGCTGCAGCTTATTGATCGCGTTCTGCGGCCCGTAGGCGCCGTAGTGCTCGGGGCATCCGTAGGGGCGGTCGTTGCGGTAGTGGAAGACGGGCTGCTCGCCCCAGTCGTGGGCAATCTCCCACGACTCGGGGTCCGCTTCGTCGGCGGGCCAGTGCATCCAGTCGGCGGGCTTGTCGCCCTTCGAGTTCTTGCCGGTGGTCCACCGCTCGATCCGGTCGTCGTACAGCAGCTCGGCCCGGTTGTAGGGGCCGTCGCACCACTTCTTGATCGTGTACGCCTTACGGCGCGGATTGTCCTGGCTGTAGATCACGCGCACGGTCTGCGGCGAGTTGTAGAACATGTCGACGCGGACGACGTTGCCCTTGTCGTCCTCGACAGGCAGCACCATCAGGTAGGCGTCGCCGAACTCGCCGGCCCTGCGGAACAGGTCGGGCATCTCCAGGGCGAGCTGGTTGTCCTGCCAGATCTTCGAGATCAGCGTGTTCGTCGCCTCGTCGGGGCTGGTTATCGAGGCGATCTTCAGCCGGTTCGTGACCGCGTTGACGGGCGTTTTCGCAAAATTCAGGTCGAAGTCGATGCCGTGGATGGCGAGGGCGCGGCGGATCCGGATGCTGGTGAAGACCTCGGGGACCTTGCCGTCGTAGTAGGTCTGCGCCTGGTCGTAGCCGGGGCGCGCCTCGTTGAGTTCCTCAATGCCGTACATGAGGTCGGCACGCTCGTTGTCCACCCAGACCTCCCGACCATCGACCGATGATTCGAAGGATAGCTGAGCTTAGTAGCAATACATACTTTCCTGATAGCTCACCTATACCTGCGAATCGCAGGCCTAGACGTAGCTGGCACTCTCCGCCGACGGAGGCGCCTTCCTGGGCGGGGGCCGCAGAAATCGCAGCACCGGGTTCCCCACGGCATCGACGAGGTCATCGTTGAGCCCATTCGGGAACGCGCACATCTGCTCCTCCAGAGCAGGCAGGGCCTCGGCATGCACCACACGCGCGGGCAACAGCTGATAGAGGTTCAACACGCGGGCCGCGCGGACCTCTTTGGCTTCAGAGTTCGAGAAGGTGACCACCCGCACCGGCAGGTCATGGAACACCTCGTGCCAGAGGTCCCCACCCTGATTCGCCTCAACGAGGATCGCGCCGATCTCCGGATATGAATCCAGCAGCTGCAGGACTCGATCCCGAAGCGCCCTACCCTTCAGCTTTACCGCCTCGGCGTGCTCGACCAGGCAGCGTGCAGGCACGGCCCGGCTACCCTCGCGCGCCGGTCGCGCGGGGGCGCAGCCGACAACTGCCAGTCCCGTGTAGTCCGACTTCGTCTTGGTTGTGACAGCGCCATCGACGGACAGGTAGGTACGGGCCACCGGGAAACGGCCGTAGGTAAAGTCGCCCTCGGTCCAGTAATCGGAGTTCGCGCTGGACGGCTGGTTCAGGAAGTTGAGCTTGAAGCTGCGCGTCGCACGGACCTGCACCATGTAGCTCATGGGCCACTTGGCGGGCCAGATCGATCGTTCGCCAGCCTCGGTGTTGACGATCGGCTCGTAGTAGTGGACGCGGAACTTCTCTTCCCTAATCCACTCGGCGGGCCCCTCCGCGGTCGTGACGCTCT